TTGGGGAAGACAAATACAGAATGAAGCAGTCTGTCTTTGGACTAAGTGGATGGTCAAATTTCCACAACAAGTATGACAGGAAAAAAGAAATGAAACTTGATGAGCAACTACAGAAGACACTTGACGAGGGCAAGAAACCACACCGCCACACCGAACTTGGACACTACTACAACAGACGGTGCGTTGTGGAATTCAACCCACACCTAACCCACAATAACTGGGTCAATGAAGAATTCAACAGGACAGGCAGATTGGAGTCATACTGGGAATACCAATTTGCTGCGGTTCGTGGTTCCCAGGGAACCCAGGACGGAATGAATTTGTGTAATGATTTCTACATCAACCACAAATACTCACCACAACAGGGCAAACATCCTATGAATTGTGATGGTGGCAGTCTTGACCACGGATGGCACTTCATTGAGGAGAAAGACCAAATACCCAAGGAACAAAGAAGAAAATTCAAACAGGTTGGCAGATACAGAAACATTGACATTCACATTCCCAATCGTGCCTGGACAATTCCACAGTTGAAAGAATTCCTCAAAGACAACGGACAAAGCACCAAAGGCAAACATCAGGAACTATTTGAGAGGGCATATTCTCTTGAGTAATTCAATTCTATAATCTTCTGGATTTATGTAGTAGAAAATTCTCACTTTCGTTGCTCCGTGTTTTCCGTGTTTTGCGAGTATTTTTAGAAAAAAAAAAAGTTAAAAAATTTTACACAGAAAAAAAGTCGCAAAACACGGAGTTTGCGGACCTTTGGCATATTTCGTTATTTGCCACAAAAAAAATTGATTTATAAAGTAATTACTAATTTCACTATTATGACTACTACTAAATTCAACTCAAACAACAATATGGATATTCGCTGTGGGGAACTACAGGTAATTCGTATCAACAAAAACTACTGGACCCAATGCTGGTTTGATTCCTATGCGGACCGTGAGGAAGATGATAAGGGAACCATCATTGACCTTGACTACAAGAATGAAGACCTGGAAGAAAAAATCTGGGACTGTATCAATGAAAGAGTGGTTCATCTCTATGAAAAAAACTTAAGTAAAGATGACAGGCATTTTGAAATCCTGTATGTAATTGATGAGGAACTTGAAGGAGCAGAACAGAGGGGACACTGTTCCTTTACATATGAACAAAAAGAAGAAAGTGAAGATGAAAGTGATGAAGAATAATAATAAATGAAATGACCTGTGGTTAGATGACCTTAACAAGGGACTGAGTATCAAACTGTGAGTTATACCTAATAAAGGACTGTTCCAACATAGGATTGGCAGACACCTCACCATTTCTGCGTTTAGCAATTTTTGAATTTGCTGTATTAACACCAGAGCGAGTTGTAAGGTTATAATCCTGATTGACAAAGTTCTGTGTCATACCAAGTCCTAATGTATAGTCAGCACCAATGCCAACACAGTCAGCGACACAATTATCATCCCTACACTCATCATTAGCAGCGTCAGCGGAGATGTCCTCCTTTAATCTGTCGTTAGTAAGTTTGAGTGAGGCAGAACTGTGATAAGGTTTTCCACCATTGAGCAGAGATGCTTCAAACTGTTTGCGGACTTCACTATCACCATACTGAAGAGCAGGGAAGAAAAGATTTTTCTCACCAGTATTACCAGCACCATTTTCTACAGTGCTTTCCATATTAGGTTTGATAAAGGTTTCAAAATTATATGGGAAGCGTAATCCATTGCGTGCCTGCTGATTAGATTTTTCACCAGGTATTCTGCGGAAGTTATTTTGGTTCTTGGTAAATGTATTAGTCTGGTCATTATCCATAAAGACACTGACAACAGATTTGACACTCTGTAATTGTGGAGTGTAGGCATTCGCATTGACAGAAGAATGAATATCATTAATGAGATTTAATCTACTGTCTAATGAAAGCACAGGTGGCACATTGGCAAGGTCCTGCTGGTCTGGCACAATGTATCTGCCTTCAAGTCTAATGTTCTTAAGCACATAGTTGCGACCACTCATATCATTAGGTGCCGCAGAGGTGCCAAGAACATTGTTATGTCTATTAGAAAATACAGCACTATCAGGAGCAAGGTGAATTGTTAAAAGTAATCCTCCTAAATAGTCATCATCTAAAAATAGATTTTGACCACCTAATAAATCAATCTTGATTGGAATGGAAAAGAACTGACCAATGACTTTATCAGTCGCACCACCTGTAATACTACTACAACCAGTTGTGGCAACATTAGTAGAACAGGCAGTCAAACGGCGATTTACTTTGCCAGCGTGTGTGCCACCAGCAAGACCTTTTGTAAGTGGTGAAAAAATATAGTCATCTTCATTGTTGTTGTAGCATTCAGTCATACCAGAATATTGTCCATAGTTATTTACTGAAGTTAATTCAATAAGTGATTTTTTACTTTGGACTACTACTTTATCAATAGTATTCTGGACACCTCCCCAATTGGGAAGATTACACATAGTTTGAGGAATGGCATTGGCACAACTAGTCGCAGCACCTGTGCCATCAATTTCAATATTACCACCAACGCCATTAGCACCTGTAATACCATTTGCCATATCAGCATTATTATTAATAGCACTGACTACAGTGCCATCAGGATTTTTAATAAGAAATTGACCAGTCAATTTAAGACTGCCCATTTCAAGCATTACAGGTTGTGGAGGCATACTAAATTTAATAGTTGGAAATCCACCTTTATGTGAAAATCCACCTTTACAATCTAATGTGTCAGTAGCATTGCCAGATAAAACTGCTGGATTATCATTGAGGGGAGCAAGAGTGAATGGTTTCTTAATAATTGGCATAGTTGTATAACTAATCATAAGATTTTTTTTTTACCTATTCTGCGGAAATTGTGAAATTAACTATGGATTTGGTTAATAATTCTGCTGGTTCATCAGTTTCTAAATTTCTAATTTCAACTGTTAAATTATTTGTTGTCATAGATTGATTACTTAATCTATTAACTACACCTAATGATGCGGTATATCCACCTATGACTTTTGCTGCTCCATCATAATCTATCATACCTGAAAAAGGTGTGGGAATGTTTGCGAGAATTGCTTTTCTAAATCCACTTCTTGATTTATCACTACTATTTTTATAACTCTTAATTGGCAGGTCTGGTAAATAGATTGCCAATTTTTCCTCTACAAATTGTGGATTCAATTTGTTGCCTCTAACCCACCAGGGATTATTTGCCATCTTGGTTGATTCAATAGTTCTATGTTTAACTTCTCTCATATCTTTAACACATCCTGAATAGGAACAAAGAGAAGCATTTTTTTCACCTGTAGTGAGTGGGACACTAGTAGTAGAAAAAAGATTGGCAAGTTCTTTACTAAATGTAATGGAATATTCATTTAGATTACTTAATGATTTTTGGTCTCCACCAACTGTCATACTTTCAGTCCAAGTGGCATATTCAATTCTTGCTTCATCACCATCATCTGTAAAAGCAATGATAGGTGAAAATGGAATAGATGCTCTTGCCATTGCGTGATTATTACCTCCTGCTCTCACTGCTTCAGTATTAAACTCTCTCATAAATAGTTTAGACACAAATGGACCATCACCAATAGTATCTACTGTGGGTGCTTGTGAGTTAGTATCAAAAATGATTTCTTTACCACCATTAATTGATAGGTAGAAAACTCTAATATGTAAATCACCTTTCTTTGCTTTGTGTGCCGCACCTGCCAAATTACCTTTATCATAATATGATTGAATGCCAAGCATCACTGGATTAATATCAGTCTTTTGTCGTATGTTGTCTAAATTAATTGATTCTAGCAACATAATAGAATCTAATGTCCCACTTTGTAATGTCGCATTACCTTGATAAATTTTTACAAATTTATTTTCATCTCCTGAGTCTGTGCCACAAAGTTCAATTCCAAAATCACACATAGGAATAAAACCACCTTCTCCTGGTTCCTCTAAGGTTTTAATATTTGCCAATCTGGTTCTATTTGCCAAAGGTAATGTTCCTACTGAAACAGTATAGTGTTCTGTGCCTGTGCCATCAATTACTCCAGCAATACCTTCACGATAAAGACCAAAGAAAATATTTCCTTTAATAGAACCATACCTCTGCCTAGTTTTTAAAATATAAGTATTTACATATTCAAGTTCATCAAAGGTAGAATTTAATACTTTACCATCTCCATTTTCCACATATTGGTCAAATTGACCACCTGTATGAATATATCTTTTAGCACCCATAGTATAGCAATTGTATGAACCTTCATCAGGAACTAAAACAGAAGCATCACTACTGCTTGCTTTGAATGCGGCACCAGAAGCATTAGAAGAAAAATAAGCATCAGGACCTCTAACAATATTGGCGGTTTTATGGGATGGGTGTAAATCCATTGATTCAATAGGAAAATTATTTATTAAACCCATTTCTAAATAGTTCGGTGCTGGTTCATCTTCTGGAACTACAGCAACATAAGAATTCAATCTTAATGAGTTATTTGATGGAACAAAAATATTATCACTGTCAATGCCAGTTCTAGAACCTGTGGATTGTGAAGCATACCTCAAAAATCCCTGTGATATAATATCCTGAACTTCCTTAAGAAAATATGCTCCTTTGGCAATAGTGATTGTAAAATCTCCTGCGTGTCTTTCTCTACCGTTGATTCTCCACTCACCACCAGCAGGACCAGCACCATTATTAAAATAATCAAAATATGGTAAGACATCATTTACATTGAGTTTAACAGTTTGATTTTCTGTGAAAGTAAATTTATTATTTCTTTCAAATGTTGCCCAGTTAAGATGTATAGAGGCATTTTCAGGAATAACTATTGGTTCATCAAATCTTACATTAAAAGTATATCCATTATCATTAGGTGATATGAGATTAAAGTTCATTCTATAGATAAAAGATAGAAAATAATTATCAAAAAAAGTCTTTAAGAAATAGTTGGGGCAACATTCATTTTAAGCATAGATGTATCTATACCTCCTGCTTGTTCTGTTGGTTCTGCTGTGGCAGCAGTCAATTTGGGTGGTCCAGCATTTTCCTCGTGTTTATGTCCTTTAACAATATTGGCAATTAATAAACCTAAACCAACTGCTTCACCTACAAATGGAACCGCATCAGCAGCAACTTCAGCAGCACCTTCACCTATTACTTTTGCTGCTCCTCTCATAGCAACTTCCTTGACAGCACCCATAGCACCACCGACAGCATCACTAGCAGCACCTACAGTATCACTAACTGCTCCTGCTGCTCTACTGACAGCACCCCCTGCTCTTGATATAAAACTTTTGCCTATCTGTGCCCCTTCGTCTCCTAATTCTTCCGCCAAATTAGGACCTGCTCTTAGAACACCTGTATCATCACTTACATCCGCTTCTGGTGCTTGAACTGCGTTTTGATTTGGTCCTGGTCCTTTAGGGTCTCGTTCTACTGATGACACATCTTGGGCACCTATTCTTTGACCACTACCTTCTTCACCAAGTATTTTTTGACCTGCTTCACCTGGTAAAGCACCACCTCCTGCTTCTGGGAAATCTAAATCTTTAGAATATTCTGCTGTTGCTGGTGGTCCGCCGTCTCCTTCTTCTCCACTATTAGCATATCTGTCTATATGGTCAGCAGAACTTTCACCAGGATTTTTTGGAAATCCTTCCTGTTCTATGTTTCCTGATAAATCCTTATTGGTCATATCCAAACCTGTATTTTTTTGAATTGCTTCATTTAAATCATCTTCTCCACTACCTATACTAGGTTTAGCATCATCCGCATCCAATGCTCCCTGTTGTCCTCTATCAAAAGCACCTAATTTTCCACCTTTGGCAGCAGTTTCCGCAGCATCTGCTCCGTGGTCTATATCTAAACTTTCAATTGCTTTATCTGGAGCAGCGGCGGTCTCATCTACTGTTCGTGATGCTTCTTGTTCATCCGTTGCTTCTTTTGTTTCTGTATCTTTAGCATCACTCGCATCCTGTTGTGATGTTTTATTATTTCTGGCATCTTGTTTTCCTTTTCTATACTTTTGAACTCTTTTAGCAAGACCTTTAGCACCGTGTAAAGCAGCAAACGAACCTGTAGTCATACCTGCCACCTTTTCCATATAAGCATAATGCTGTGCTGTTTTATCTGGCATAACAGTTCTTCCAAAATTAGCAGCACTAGATGCCATAGAGTTAAAGTTCTTTTGCTGGTCATCCATATTTTGTCTAAACTGGTTAATTCTTGATTGAAAATCCATTGTATATATTTAGTTGTTATTTTTTTTTTGGTTCATTGACCTCTATTTTTGGCATATCTTCTTCTGTGTCATCCTCTGTATCACTGTCTTTTTTTACTTCTCCTTCAAAAGGTTTTATAAACCCTGTTTTTTGAGACCAAATCAAATCATCGTGATTTCTTCTTGCTTCTAAATTTTCCACTGAACAATATAAAAAATCAAAATCCTCTTTTCTACTTCTTCTAAATATTTCCATAAATTGTTTATCTCCTCCACCAAAAAAAGACAATGCTTCAGCAATCTTTTTCATTTCTGCTTCAGGGAAACTACCCATAATATAGTATGCTGTGGCATTGTTTCTTAAAATAGTGGAAATGTATTTAAAATATTGTGTGGTGATACATACTGAAAGTTTTCCTTCAATTTCACCATTTCCAATGTGTCTAAATTTTGAGGCAAGTGCCGATATAGCATCCACCCTGCCACCACGACTAAACTTAACATCACCTATAATATCATCTAACAAAATTAACCACCGACCTTTGCCCTCATCTTGTTGAATTAAATTAATAATGTTGTCTATAAGTTCTTCACTGAATTCAGTAAAAACAAAATCAAATTCATCAATCATATATTTATTAATGGCATCATTATGTGCTGTGGATGATATTAGAATTCTGGTTTCAAAATCATCTTTATAAAATCTTTCACTCAAATAGAGATTATTAATACATAGTGATTTGCCAGATTTGACCCTACCAATTATTAGATGTAAATGAACAGGACCAGATAAGGGATATTTATCTTCACCTTCATTTAGTTTATCATCTTCTATTTTTATAGGGTAAATTTTCAGGTCTCTGTTCTCATCTAAAACCTCTTCTTTCTTTTTCTTTTTAGTTTTCTTGTCTTCTGGTGGTTCTTGGTTTTCATCTTCTGCTTCGTAATCAAAATCAACTGGAATGCCATACTTATAACTCATTCTACAATTAATGATAAGTTAGATTTTTTTTTGCCTTTTTTTGCTGGTGCTTTATACCCTAATCTTTCACTATGTCCATTTAAATATGAGTAGAGTTCATCTGGATTTCTTTCCATTTGTTTAGATACACCTTTCATAATTGTTTCAAACTCTTCTAAATCTTCTTCTGTCTTTATCTGTTTAAGTGCTTCTAATTTCAATTTATTAAATTTAGTAGAACTTTTATCTGCCAGTGCTTTTTTTTGTTTCATAGTCAATTCCTGTTGTAATGACTCTTCCACCTTTACTTTCTTTTCTTGTCTTGCCTTGGTGTTTCTTTTGGTGTTTTCTTTCACAACCTTAGCATCTTCTTTTGCTTTTGCCAACTCTTTCTTTTTTTCTATCATAGCAAGTTTGATTGCTCTTTTTTCTGCCATTTTTGCTCTACCCCTGGCAAGTCCTTCCAATTGCTTTTCGGTTAGTTGTTTCTTTTTTTTAGCAGGTTCCTTTTTGATAAATATTTCCTCGCCCATTTACTAATAACCAACATTTTTTTTTGTTGATTTAGGCACAGTCATTTCACCTCTAATTCTACTTCGTCCTTGAGATGGTGTCATTGCTTCTGTTTGTCTGGGTCCTCTTCTCGCTGCTGGTTTGGTTTGTTCAACTTGTCTCACTGTTCTACCCCTCTGTTGGGGTGCCGTCTGGACTGGTTCAACTTTGGTTTTTTTCCCTTTTGGTTGCTGTGGTGCCACTCTTTCTACTTTTGGTTTCTTTATCTTTACAGTTTTTTCACCTCGCTTTGGCACCTTGTCTTTCTTTATCTTTTTTACAATAGGAACTTTAATTGCTGGCATTTGTTTTGCTCTACTGGTTGCTGCCTTTTTAGGCATAGCAGATGCTTCTGGGTCAATTACTCTTTTTTTTGCTGCTCTTGCTGCTCCGCCTGGTCCTGCTGCTCTTGCTGCTCTTGGTTGTTGTGGTCTTAACATTCTAACTGCTCTAACTCCACGCTGTGGAAGAGCAACATCGCCTCCTCCGCCTGGTGGTGCTGCTCCTGCTGCTGGTTGTCTTGGCACCTGCGGAAGTGCTCCTCCTGCCGCTGCCTGTCTGGGTTGATAAGGTCCTCTGGCAACTCCCCTAACTCTTCTTCCTTGTCCTTCAGGAGGACGACCTGGAAACATAGTTAAAGGTCTATCTCGTGGGGCACCTGGTTCTCTATAGGTTCTACCTACACCACCTCCTCTAACTGGATTTCGTGTAGTAGGGGCAAATGACCTGGGGTTGTTGGGGTCGTGTCCATAAGGTCTTCCTGCTCTGCGTAATGCTGCTGGATTAATGGGTGGTGGTCTGCGTCCTGCGAATCTATCTGCCATAATTAATTATTATATAGCAATATTTTTTTTCTGTGTATATATTAACCAAATGGAAAAGAACAACGGACGAAAGAATAATCCTGATTACGAAGCAAAAAAAATAAAAACTCGTGATGGAGTTATACAAACTGTATATTACAAGAAAAAGGGAAATAAATCACCACCCAAAAAGAATGTAGGAACACCAGAAAAAAGACGAGGTGGATTTAAAAAACCTAAAGCAAGTAAAGGAAATATTGGAATGTTAAATTCACAACCATCCACTACTTCTTCAATGGCACAAAGTAAAAGCAATTATTCTGCTCAACGAGCACAATCTAATGCGGCATATCAGTTAGAAACTATGAATGCTTTATCAGCAAAAAAACGAGAGAAATTGGAGGGACAATATGCTGCCCCTAAACAACAAAAAATGATAAAAGGGAGGTCTCGCACTAATCCAGGTGCTTAAGTCCTACATTGTAAAACTATATAATCTATAGTAGTTATTTAATTTGAATACTTAAATGAAATATATTTTCGTGGGTCCGTGTTTTCCGTGTTTTGCGAGTTTTTTTTGATGAAAAATAATTATAAAAAAAATTTCTTAAAAAAAAGTCGCAAAACACGGAATTTACGATTCTTACCAATTTATATGTCTGCTCCAGTAATTTGCGGAGTTCTTGTCATTTTTGGTAAGTTTGCCTTGTTTATTTTTTATACCTCCAGAACGCTGGAGATAATTCTTTTGTCTTTTTGGGTCTTTATGTTTTGTCATATCACTCATAGTGGAATCACCAAAATGAATCAATTTTGTGCTGCCATTTTTATTTACATAAACCATACCTTTTTTACCTTTGCTGGTAGATTTATATGGTTTGTATAGTGGTTTTTTTGTTTTGAAATCCGCAGGTGCTGCTGATAGTCCTTTTCCTCCGTGTGGCATTTTTCTATTTACCATCTCCATAGATTTTTTTTTTCTCTATAATAATTTTATTATCCTGTTGTTGTCTATTTCTTACAAGAACTCTTTCCATACTGTCATAGAACTCATCACCATATATATTTATAAGGTGTTTAACCCTGCGGCATTTAATACAAAAATTATTCACAACACACCACTCTTCTGCTTTCTCACATAGGACACAATTAAACGGCATTTTTTTTGGTATATATATATATAAGATAAAAATGCCAGAACCTACAAATAAATCATTATATGCCAAAGCACGAGCAAAATATGCGAGTATGAAACATAGTGCCTACAAATCATCATTAGTTGTAAAGGCATACAAAAAAATGGGGGGCAAGTATAGCGGAGCAAAACCCAAAAATTCTGGATTGACAAGGTGGCATAAAGAAGACTGGAGAACAAGGTCAGGGTCAAAGACATATAAAAAAAAGGGAGATATTTTTAGACCTACTAAAAGAATATCCAGTAAAACACCAACTACAATGAGTGAATTATCAAAAAAGCAAAAGAATAAGGCAGAAGAAGAAAAAAAAAAAAAAAGAAAAGTTAAGAAATATAAGAAATGACTGAAGAAAAAAAAAATTTATTATTCTTATCATAAAAAAAAAAAAAAAAAAAGAAATGAAAAAAAAAAAGAACTAA